GTAGATGCTTCATCATCTGTAATTGCATTTGTTTCAGCCTTAGTTTTTGGTACTTCTGTACCATCAATACCTAAAACTTTATCTAATCTAGCTTTAAGTACATCATAAGATTTAAAGTTACCAGGAGAAACAAATTCTTTTAAAGAATACTCTTGGTCAAAAATCTTTTTCAACTTAGCTTCATCACCATCATACAAAGCCTCTGGACTTGCAAATTCAGACTTGTCGTAATTACGATAGCCTTCTACTTTGCGAATCTTGAGTTTGAAGTTAGCACCATCCCAAAAATCAAATGGGTTGATTGCTGTTTCATCTTGAAACTCAGGGTTCATTGCCTCTGAAAGTTTATCAAAGATTTTCTTACCATACTTGTAAAGAAAAATCTTACCTTCGTTTTCAGGATTTGATGGGTCAGAAACGACCAAAATGTTTGATATATGAGAAAGCTTACGCTTCTGCTTTCTAGCAATTTCTTTGTTTGCTTCTATACCAGAATTCCAGAGAACTGAATTATGCTCACTTACTGGATCTTTTTGATTCAAAGTAGTAAGAGAGTTTTCTATGTACCAACCACCTGGTCCTTGAAAGCCATGTGAGAATAACCTTACCCAAGGTAAAGAATCATCACCATCAAGTGGAGGTGCAGGTAAAAAACGAATAACTGCCATGCCATTACCAGATTTATCTACTGTTGGCTGCCAGAATCTCGTATCATCTCTGGATCCAGCTTCTGCTGGTTGTGTTGAAGATTGAATCGCTTTATTTAGCTTAGCTAAAGAGTTGCGATCTCTCTTGAGGTTTGCAAAACTGCTCATAATGTTCCTTTCGTATTAACGGTGTATTAACGGAGTATAAACGACTTATCCACTTACATATCATAATATAATTTATTTTAGTTGTCAACTAAAATTCGGTTTCTTGCCTTGAAGAGAATGTTACTGGTGTTACAAAACTTACCTCTTCAAATGCAAATGTTCTATGCCCTCTCATAGCAGTATGAAATTCTCCTGCACGATTTGGGTGAAAAGTTCCAACACTTTCTTTCTTGCCTTTACCTGGATAACCACCTTCTTTAGTACCATGTAAATGTGCATCATTAGAATCATGAGCTTTATGTAATACAGAATCTTGTCCGTATTTTTCGCCATGCTTCTTGAGAAAGCCTTTTAATGCACCACCATCTTTACCTTTCTTACCAACAACTAGATAAGAATGTTCATCAACCGGTCTTGCCTGTGGCGTGCCATGATTTTCTATGTAACGACCTTTTACTCGTATGAAGCCATGACCAGCTTTACGAATATCTTTCTCTAATGATTTGTTTCTCTTCTTATTTTCAGAAGCGTCAAACTCACCACGATGGGCAGTAATCATACCAATGTTTCTGCCTTGAGTATGTGAATGAACTCTACTTAAACTAGATTCGTTGTATAATGTTTTAAACTTTTTCATGTTCTTTATTTATAATCTCTTTTAATATCAGCTTATATTGTACATCATTATATTTTAAAAATGGGGCATACTTGTTGATTTTTCGGCAATATTCAGGCCATCTGATTGTATCAGTTATCTTTCGATTCCAAGTTCCAAAGAATTTAAGAATAGAATTTAAAATACATATGGTTTCAATCTCGACCTGCTTTTGTAATGCCTTTTTTAGTAGTATTGGGTAGTCACCTGATGTTTTTAATACATCATTCGGATTTTCTGCACCCTCAAATAAATTTAAACAATCATTTTTAAAAGTGTAGGAGAGAGATTGAATAACCTTTTGTCTTTTTAAATATACTGTATTTGATTTTTCCTCTAGTAGTTCACCAACCCATAAATTCTCGTTTTCCAATAAATTAGAAACCATGAATGAAATTAGCTCTTCTCTTTTTATATATCTCCTTGAGATTTTGTAAAAGAACCATTTGTCTTTTCTGTTTTCAAAAGCATTAACAGATATTCTGGACTTTCCACCATATTTAAAGAAGTCAAAACTATCTTTTGTAAAATGCAATTTCAAAGCATTGTAAAGAGCAAATGTTTCATATCCGGTCATATTGGTAACTTAGAGTCCTTTGTTTTAAGTAAATTCAAATCACTCGCTTGTAATTCTATCTTAGATTTTAAGTTAGCATTTACAAGAGAGGCTGCGACTTCTATTTCCAGTTCTGTTTCTTTACAGTATTCTACAATTGCTTCTAGATAAGTGTAGTCTGTATTTGCCACTTTACCTTCTATAGCCACAGCAAATTTTCTCATTTCATCTTTTGTAGCCATTTGTTATGCACCACCATAATAGAGGGCACGATAATCCATTGCATTTGGAACTGATGGTATACTTTCATCAGAAGGACTATCTACTCTAAGAGTGCCTTCAGCCGGCCTATCTAATGGAAAAGGCCAATTTGAATTTAATGCGGCTTTTTCGTTTTCTTCATTTTGTCTGTAAATAAGTTCCTGATCTACAACTTTTTCCCAAGTTGTTTTTGTGTCAGTAGATGTCCCATGTTGACCATTTAATTGGCCTTGACCATTAGTGTAATAGAAACTATCACTACTTACACTTTCAGTTTTCATGAGTGTTTGACCATCAAACTCAAACTCAAATTGTTTATCATCTTCAGTATCAGATTGATCATCTAGAGATTCATCTGGAAAATCTGATTCAATTAAAACTTGAAAATCATGTTGAAGATTAATAATGTCTAACAGCTCCTCAACTTCTCTATCAATAGAAACTTTAAAGCTATCACTTGTGTATTCGATTCTTAAATTTGCCACCATACTCTCCTAAGTTAAAAATAGTGTATATAATCCAAGTGCTAAAATTATAGCACCTATGCTTTTTAAAATAATAGCTGTAAACTTTGAGAAAGCCCACAACACCAGTACAATTAACATGACAAACACAACATCAGATGGATCACCTGTGTTTACAATATCATCAGTATGTGTTTTTATTTCATCAATTGTTTGTTCAGTAATAAACGGCATTTTCTACCTCACTTTTTTCATAATATAAAACTATTATATCTACTGGTTTATGAATTGTCAACCATTTAATTTAGACCAATATTTGTCAACATACCCTAATAATGGTTCTATAAATTCATCTTTTTCTTTTACAAAAACTTGTGGTTCACTATCATAAACAGCAATTAAAACCACAATCTCATCTATTCTTATTTTATCTCCAGAAGCCTCTGCGAGTTCTTCTAACATTAAGGCATATGCTGTGCATTGCATAAAGTAGTTTTGTATCCACTCTTCTTTTTTAGGTTTAGATGATGTTTTGAAATCTATTATAGATGTAGCACCATCCCATTTGGCAATACAATCTACTCTGCCTGCCAGTTTCATTTTATCGGAATATAATGCTTGTTCTAAAGCATAAACTGTGGATATTCTTTCATCCATTATTGGTTTAATACTAGAAAACATTTGTTTTACATCAGGCATCAAACTTTGTTCTTTTAGTTCTGTGAGTTTATTTAAAAGATAATTTTCACATAATGAATGTACTTTTGTGCCACGACCGGCTGCCACTCTTGATATTTTATTTGCCTCTTCAGCACCAACTCTTTGACGCCAAGCTTGTATTGCTTCTTTATTGTATTCAGATAAGATTGTTGTAACAGATGGATAGGCATCACCACTTGGTGTTAGGTAACGCCTACCTTGTTCTGTTGTTTGTGTTTTTAAATCAAAATCTAATCCACTAATTTTATGATTATAAAATGCCATTATATCTAAGCTGCTTCCTCTCCCCAACATCCCGGTTTATAAGTTTTTTTCCGACCTTGCTCGTACCACTCATGCCTCGTCATCCCTTTGAATTCCCATGGACAACTTTTTCGTCTTAATGCCTCTCTGTTCTTTGCAATGTTTTCTGGACTCCATAAATCTTCTTTTATTTCTACTACCCTTTTCTTTTTGTTTTGAAGTTTATCTTTTTTTATTTGCATTGAACTTTTTGACATATGTTCTCCTTTTAAAATTTACGGGAATAAACATAATCTATGTGATACTCAATTGTTACGCCATTTATTTACATGGCTTTTTATGACTTCTCTGGTTTTGATTCCTTTAATTGACTTTTTACCATATCTATGGCCTACTGTACTATCCGGGTGAGCTTCAGCTACTTTAGATAAAACATCTTTAAATCCATCAGGGACTTTAGAGTGTATATTACCGGTCATTGATGTAATCGCAAACGGAGTTGGTACTTGTTTTATGTGGGGATTTTTTTCGAGTAGGGTTTCTCGGCGTGAATTAGATAAAAAATCTTCAAAAAATTCGCCGGTATCTTCATTGTGAAATAGGTATGTTGGCATTATAATTATTTAGTCCTTCAGTATACCAAGTTGGAATGTTTCTTTTAGTCCACTTAGCAAAATAGTTTTTCTTTTCTATGTAATACTTATGATAAGAAGCCAGAGAATCTCCAGAAACTTTACACTCTTCAGGCATCGCTGGAGTTGGTTGTGTAAATTTACCATTTGGTATATTCTTTGGTGCCTCTACTAAATCCATCAACAATCTCATACAAGAATGTATCTTACCATATCTATATGTATATTCTCTATTTAAGTGATACCACATTTTCCAGAGCCACATATAATTTTCTCTTGATTTTCGTAACCAAATATTTGATGGATGATTTTCATGAACAGCCAACATTAATTTTTGATCTCTTTCATCAGGTAATTTAAACCTTCTTAACTTACGACCATTTTTAGCTTTATCGAAAAACAACTCACCATCTAAAACACGGTGAGTTGTCGATAAAAGTTGAGCATATTCTATAATCATCTTTACAACGTGCTTGTCACAATGTAATCTAGCACATTCTTGAGGATCTTTGTGTAAATAAAATATGTTCATTTTATGTAACTTCTCCATTATTAATGTTTTCAACTGATTCTTCAAGTTCTTTAAACTTTTCGGTACTTTCAAGTTTAGCCTTGAGTTTTTTGTTACGATTGATTTGCTGAAGTATAAGTTTATTCGATAAAGAAGAATTATACTTGAGCTTTACAAAAGCACGATAACCAGCTTTTTCATGCACAACCTTAAAATTAGAACGCTGAACACCAACAAGATTAACTCTTGATACGACCAACTTTGTGGTTCTGTTTATGTCATTGGCTGTTGAAACATCTACATCGCCTAACTCTGATGTAAAATCTTTCATCATTGCCTCAACATGGGATGAAAAATTTGATGCTAACTCACGTTTAGCTGACAACATAGCTTTATCAACAGCAAACTGAAAGTCATTTGAAAATTCAGTAGCTACAGCGTGAAGGTTCTCATTATCAACCTCAAGTTTATCATACCAATCTGGATATTTTACTTGATCGCCTTGGTCACCACCACCAAACTCTGGTGCTTTGTACTCAAAGCCTGTGTCATACTTCACACTACTACAAGCAGATAAGGCTAACACAATCGGAATAATCAATAATTTCTTATTCATTTATCGTCCTTTCCAATGTTTTTAACATACTTGCCAGCTCTTTTTAGATCATCACCAGCACCATCTACTGCACCACCTATTGTACCACAACCGGTAACAAAGATAGTAATTAACAAAACCATAATATATTTCATAATTACCTCACAATTTGAGTTGAATGATAAACAACACGCCTTTGTAATACAGGTACGTTTTCAACAAACTTCTGTATCTCATTATGAGTATATACCTGTTTTACTGGAATGTCAACCTCTAAAAACAAAAACATCAATCTTTCTTTAGACAAATCTTTACCTTCAGGTAATTTTGCAATTATCTTCTTACCGTTATTAGGTATCTTAAATTGACTACCTACTTTGTTTACAGTAGTTTCATAAAACTTTGTGTAAACGGTATCAGATTGATGAAAAACAATAAGTTTACCTTTTCTATTTGCAACACCTACAAATTGAATGTTCTCATTGTTTTTAAATTGAAAAGACTCATTTTGTATATAAAAGACTGTTTGATTTCTTACCTCATCAACTTCAGCTTGAATCGTTACAATACAAGATGATTGGCCTTGTTCTATAATCTTTTCAATTTTTCTTGAGATTATTTTTCTTATTGCACCAGTTAAAGTGTTAGCAAATTCTCTTGATGTTTCACAATTCTCATTACGACAAGTTTGTATTTCCATCAATTCTACTATCTCACCAACTTTCTTTAAAATGGCGGCTTCTTTTGCTCTTTCTTCTGCCAATGAACAAGCCAAGTTCTCTGAAGTTTCAGGCCCAAAATGATAAGTGCCTTGACCTTCAATAGAGCTTTTAGACTTTGCCATTGGATAATTAGGATCCAGAGCAAACGCACTTGTAGCTATAGACATAGCAAGAACAAGAGAGGCTAATTTCATTATATAACCCTCTCTTCAACTTTTTCTGTTGTTTCAACATCTTTTAAAGCTTCAGATAATTGAGCATTTAAATCAGTCAATTTCTTAACTTTTTTAGGACGAAACTTTTTATTTGTGGTTGCTGGTACGTCAATGAAAGTTTGACTAGCATCCATAATACCCATTACTTTGAGTCTGTCTGCTACCTCATTCACATTACACAATTCATAAGAAACAACCTTACGCTTTGTTTCTGGTGTATCACCACGAATGCTTCGTACAACACCATTCACATTTGTTTTGATATGCCAAATGTATGTTGATAATCTATACATATGGATCTGATCAGCCATAGTAGCTGCTATTTCATCTACTGTAACTTTAGCTCTACCTTTTTCGTCTTTATTATTGAAAAACAAAATCAATAGTTTTTGATACGGTTTGTATTTAATCTTAGACATCTATATTTCCTCATAGTTATAATGTATTTTTCTATAATGCAGGTATACTGCCGAATTGTCAAGCATTATATTCTCATGTTTGCCCGATTAATCCCAATCGGTCTCCGAAGGATCCCTGTAAGTCAATCTTTCAAGTATTTCTACGAATCTTTCATAACGGATCACATTCTCGTCCTCATGATCATGAAAACCAAGAGTAGAGTGCTCATTAATTTGATCAGCTAGAAAATCCTCAAATCCTCTAAGGGTAAAACCTCTTAGTTCATCTTCAGTATAAGGTACCTCAACAACATCATTCACAACTTCAATTGTTTCAGCGATAATATCACCCAACATTGTGGCATCAGGTGATGGAAGATTTCTCATTAAGTAATCTACGGAGGTGAGGTTTGTAACTGTAAGCATTTGTATTTCCTTTTTTGTTTGACTATGATTCCATCCTATCAGAACATTGCCTAAAAGTCAAGCATTATCTTCTCATGTTTGCTTGAT